CAACCAGGTGCCATGGTCGTAGGATTTTTTACTGATGGTACTAATTCCCAAAATCCACTTATTATAGGATCAATTCCTACTATGGAATCTGCTTGGCCGATGGGTACTACACATGGTTATGATGATGGACACATAGACAATTATAAACCAAAAGACTATTATAATGGAGAAGTTAAAAAATTAAATTTGCCAGGTGGTAGTAATCCAGAAAGATCATATCACTATTTTTTAAGTCAAGGATTTACACCAGAGCAATCATCTGGAATAGTCGGTAATTTTATGGTCGAATCTACACCGCAAATGAGTACCAAAGCGAGAAATGCTGGTGATGGTAGAGATGGTACTGATAGTATAGGTATTGCACAATGGAACTCTGGTAGAGCAAAGGCATTACATTCTTTTGCTGAGACTAACGGAATAGTTTGGGATGACTTAGATACTCAATTACAATTTGTTATGGTAGAGTTGGGTGGAAGTCACAACCACGTTTATACTCAAATGAAAAATGCTAAAACTATAAAAGATGCTGCTTGGGTTTGGGAAAGAAAATATGAAATACCAAAACTGGGTACACATCCAGACAGATTTAAGTTTGCGAGAGAAGTTTATGCTACTTATGTTACCACAGTTGCTAGTAATGTACCGCAAGCAGGAGAACGATAAATGGCATTAAAAAATAGTATAGATTTCTCTCAAGTTAATCAATCATTGAATAATTTAAGAAATGTTTCCGATATTTCATCGACTTCAAATAAAATTTTAGAATCCGCAAAGAATTTGACGAATGTGAAGTCTACTACGCTTGGTAGTAAATTGGGTGAAGTTGTTGGTGGGATTCAATCCTTAGTTCAAGAAGTAGATTACCTGACGGAAAATCCTTTACTTGAAAATAAAGGAGTCGTTAGTATTACTTCAGAGGTTGAAGGTTTTTCAGATTTGCAAAAGACCCCTACCACTCCAAATAAACTAGCAACTCTTACTGGACTAACTGCTTCTGCTGCTGGAACTTCAGTGCAACTAACTCAGATAATAAGTTCACCATCACCAGCATCCATTTCTGCTAATTTAGAGACTGTAACAGGAAAAAAACCTACCGCAAGTGCATTGACTAATCTATCTGGAAATTCTGTAGACGCATTTTCATCAGTAAATAATATGCTGAGTAATCTAAATACGGTAGCGCAAGGAATTGTTGCTATTGAAAACACGTTTAATAATACCACATCATTCTTTGACAATCAAGTAGAAAATTCTTTAGCAAAAGTGAAGGGTGGTATAATCAATAGATTGTTAGAAAATACTGACCCTGTTATCCTTAATGAAATAACTTCACTCTCAAAAGGATTATTAACCAGTGCAGAAGAATTAAAAACTTTACAATATGTTTTAGATGGGAGAAATGACAAAGTATCAATTTTAATATCTGATAAAATTTCTAAGGCGTTTCCGCTTGACAATATATCTATTTTGCAAGATGCTATCGGTATCCTAGACCCATCTATTACAAACATGGTGAATAGTGGTAGTTTATCAGTTCAACAAAAAACTCTAGGGCATAGAATAGCAACTAAGAATGAACAAGTGTGGAAAAATCCAGATGAAAAATACATATTTACTCGAATCCATTCTTATGAAGAAGTTGTATCTGAATTTAGAGGTGCCACAAGAGAAATAAGCGAAGTTGTAGTTCACTGGAGCGCAACATATGTAAATCAGAATATTGGTGCTGAAGAAATTCACGAATGGCATCAAGAGAAAAATTATAGTGGAATTGGATACCACTATGTTATTCGCAGAGATGGTTCATTGCAAAGAGGTAGACCTCTAAATGAACGTGGCGCTCATGCCAAAGAGGGTGGACATAATAATTACAGTGCTGGAATATGCCTTGTTGGTGGTTATTCATGTGCAAGTGGCACTAGAAATCCTGACCAATTTGCCAATAGTTCATCAATAAATAATGCTCAGTGGTCTACTCTGAAACATTTTTTAGGCGCATTTTACGCAGTTCATCCGGGTGGTCAAGTTTGGGGTCATCAAGATACTGATCCAGAAAATAGGATTGATCCTGGAATTTCTATGGAAAATTTTGTCTTCAAAGAGTTTGGAAAGCGAAATTTGAGTATTGAAGGCAGAAAAAAATCTATAAGTCCATCAGTAGTTGCAACTGGAAAAAGGGATACTTCAACATCAAAAGCAGTCGCCCCAGAAACTGAAGAAATTATAGAACCAACAGCAAATGCTAGAAAAGGTCCATTTGTGGGTGATCAATTCATTGCAAAAGAATATGGATTTCCACAACATGCGAAATATCCTGAGTTTGATACTTTCTATATGGGTGAACTTTGGAAAGACCCAGCACAATACCCAGTTGGCACCAAGTTTACAGTATACGATAGTCACCATTTATATGAAAAAGGATTTGAAAAGAATATCCATCAAATCTGGGATCATGTTATCATTGATGAATTTTCACCAACTGGTAGATCATCACATGGATATAGTCCAGTTCTAGTGAATACCAGTGATCCTGAAGCAGTGAAAAGATATGCTGATTTGGAAAAATCACAAGCACCTCACGCATATTTCAATAGAGGATAGAAAATGACAACAGAGATAGATGATATAATTAATAGAGAAAAAAACTTTCCATTTGCAAATGCGGAGCAAGGTCTCACTAAAGGTTTTGTTGATCCCTCGAACCAGTATCCAAAAGCAAATTATAGTGGAAGAAGTTCTATAAATGAATCTGCCAGAGGTGAAAATACAAACAATTTAAGTATCAAAAATGGTATTCCAGGAAAAGGTCTGGGATATCAACCAGTACACAATTATGATTATGGTAAAGTTCAAGTTGATGAGTCTTTATGTGGTCATGTGTACGAAGTAAATGATACGCCAGGTGGAGAGAGAATCCTCCTAAGACATACTTGCGGTGCTGGGGTTGATATTCAACCAGATGGAACCATTGTTATTAATGCTACTGGAAACAGAGTTGATGTTGTTAATGGTGAACATACAATGACTATTGAAGGTGATGGTACAGTTTGGTATAGTGGTAATTTAAATATGACTGTAACTGGAGACTACAATTTAAACGTAAAGGGTGATTACAATATAAATGTCGGCGGCAAGAAAGTTTTAGATATAGTTGGTTCCTTTACAAAATCTGTTGGTGGTGTTATGAGGGAATATATCAAGAAATCGAAAGCATCCACAGTCCTTAAAGAATCTACTAATATTCTGTTGGGAAATGTAACAAATGCTATCAAGGGCAGTCTATCTAATATCGTTGATGGCACTGCTGACTATTCTCATAAAGGTTCTACCACATTTAGTTCGGAAATAGATTTAGCAGTAAGTTCTCCAAATGTTAATATGACTGCTGATGATATGACTTGTATTGGTGACACTGGGACTTTTGGTGGCGAAAATGTAATAACCTATAGTAAAAATATTTTTGTTAATGAGACTACTATTACTAAAAATTTACATATAACAAACAACGCCAAAGCAGATGGTAAATTTATTGGTCACTTAGCAGGTAATGCCACTGGCGCTCGTAACGCAGTGACTGCTGGCACTGCTGCACTTGCTACCACTTCAGCGCAAAGCGCAGTGCCAAGTGGCACATTTAAAACTGAAACTAGGTTTTCGGTAAATATAGATGAAACTCTACTTCCAACTGCAACAGAAATACAAAAAATACTATCAGAAAGTCGCTTCGGTGTCAGAAAATGTAGTGTTGATGCAGACGGTGGTATCACTAATTCGATAGATTTGTCCATACCAACTGGTGGCGTCACTAATAAAGACTTAACAATATCGGGTGTAAGGTCAAAACTTAAAAATTCTAATAATTTGGCAAATAGTAAGTTTGTTTTGAGGCAAGTAAGTAAGGGTGTGTTATCACCAACATATACTGACCCAGCACCTACTAGTTTGGGAAGAATGGTAAATAAGAACGAAAATACTACATCAGGATCAAGAGACATTGGACCACATGGTAGAGAGTCACGTATCACACGCAGTTTACATTCGGAAGCATCAGAAAAAGATAAACATCATCAGTTTATACCAGACCCATTATTCAATCCATCGAACCTAAAGGTAATCGATTCAAATACAAAATTATCGAATAATACTTCAATATCAAAATTTGCATCTGCTGCGGGTGATCCAAGTACTATTGCACATATAATTAAATTAGAAGATAGACGGGCACTGGCAAGAAATCTTTTACCACATAGTAGGGTTATTGATTTTTTCCAAGGTCTTGATCAATTTAATGGATATTCTTTACATGTTGCTGAAGGGATTTACCAACCAGGTCCCTCTGAAACGATAGAAAGTGGCAGCATTACTGACTTGAAACAAACTGGTAGAGCAATAGTTTATGAATTAATTTCTGTCACAAGGGGTGAAGTTGCACTAAGCAAAACTTATGATTTGGCAGTA